GTTCGTGACCTTGTTAACTCTGAGCAGTTTCAGGAGATATTTAAGGGTGTTTCACTCCGAACGGACGTTAGAGCAGCAGGAAAGTGGAAGACAACACAGAATGGCACGTACTATGCAGCCGGAGTCCGTAGTCAAATTGCAGGACGAGGGGCTAATATAGCCATACTGGACGATGTGATGTCCGAAGAGGACTCATATTCGGAAGCAGGACGTAGATATGTAAAGGAATGGTATCCTGCTGGACTACGTACTCGTATTATGCCCAATGGTTCCATACTCATCATCAATACTCGTTACCATTATGATGATCTATGTGGGTGGCTCCTGAAACAACAGGAGGAAATGAGTGAATATGAAACGATTCCGTGGGAAGTAATACGTATTCCTGCATGGCTAGACGAAACTGCTTCCGAATTACTGGATCTACCCGTTGGGTCTTCTTATTTCCCCGAATGGAAACCTGAACATGTACTACAAATTGATGAGAATGAGATTAAAGCTTCAAATGGAGCACGATACTGGAATGCATTGTACATGCAAGATCCAACTCCAGAAGAAGGAGGGTTAATCAAGAAAAGATGGATTAAATGGTGGGAATATGAAGATCCTCCAACCTGTGATTTTATATTACAAACATATGATACAGCATTTTCAACTAGTACAACTGCTGATTTTAGTGTAATACAAACATGGGGGATCTTTTCCATGTATAATGAAGATGAGTTTGGTATAGAAAGCTATGTATCAAATCTAATACTCCTGGGAAATATAAAAGGAAGATTTGAATATCCTGAATTACGTCGAATGTCCCAATTATTATTCCATCAATTTAAACCAGATGTATGTATTATAGAGAAGAAGGCAAGTGGACAGTCTCTTATCCAGGATATGAGGAGGGGTGGCCTACCCATAAGAGAATATTTACCAGATAGAGATAAAGTTAGCAGAGTATATGCCGCTTCTCCACTAATTGAATCAGGAAGAATCTGGATTCCTAAACATAAGAAATGGTCAGAAGACTTAGTGGAAGAATTAATTCAATTTCCAAATGCAGCCCATGATGATCAAGTAGATGCTTTAACGATGGCTGTACATTACATGAGAGAATCCTGGCATATAACCCATCCTGAAGATCCAGAGTGGGAAGATGAACGACGAAAGAAAAAGAGGGTTGCATATTGGAGATCTTAGGTGTATAATAAAGAGCAGGGGAAATAAATATGGCTGACGATAAAAAAACAAACTTACCTGCTGTAATTAAGAACTTACCTTCCACTGAAGTAAGTAGAAGGGATTTTCTACGAGGTCTTACAGGTACAGTAGCACAAGGAGTATTAGATACAATACCTACAGCAGGTGGCTTGATTGATCTTGTTACAAAAAAAGGATATCTTGATAGACCTTATAGGCCATTTGGAAATGAAGGAACAATAATAAGAGACTTGGCTTTACTTACAAAAGAAATACAGGGTACGATACATAGCTTTAATAATGATTCTAATATGAAAGAACTACATAAAAATTCAGGACTGCATCCTACCTATGTACTAAATACAAATAATCCCAATAATCCTTATACATCGAAGAGGAACAAATATAATTATATAGACAGAAATCATTTACTTGTAAATCCAAAAGCCTATTCAAACGAGGTTGAGGATGCAATAGATGAGATACATACAGCTTATATGGAAAGTGGTGCTTATTATGAACATGATAGTCAGGGTCAGGAGGAATATACTTATGTACTTGAAGAGTTACAGAAACATATAGAACCTCTTGAAATCGAATATGAAAATAAATTAAAGGAATTAAAAGAAGTTCTAATAGACAAGTATGGAGAAAAGATAACAGAATATTTATTTGATATAGAACAACCAGAACATGAACCTTGGGGTCGGACAACCATAGCTACAATTCTTGATGATGCAACTGATGGTCTTGAAGTAAAAGATAAGTATCCTGATAGTGGTGAGTTGGAAGGATGGCAAATGATTGGGGAGGCAGCACAACTTGAAGAATATCAAAAGGCTGCTGCATTAGGTTTGGATGCAGAATTAGTTGCTGAGTCTGAACCTGAAACAATACAAGATAAGATAGATTTTGCAGCAAAAGAAAGAATAGCAGAAGTTGAACATGACGCTAAGGAAAAAATTTCTGTAGGAGATATAGCAAAGACAGCAGGATCAGAAATAATAAAAAGAACTTTAACAAAATTAGCTACACCAAAAGAAGCAACAGATACGAAACAAGTAAAAGGGCCAGAACAAAAACAAAAGCAAATACAAAGTTCAAAAACAGATTCTTCATCTACAAATAAATTATTAAAAGCTTTATCTTTATTTAAAAGAGCTTCTCCTGTAGGTGCAGCTTTATATACGATGAAGCCAACAGAACTTGCAAGAGATGACGATTATGGTTTTGAAGTACCAGTAGATAGATAAAGACGGGAAAATAAATATGGCAACAGAACGAAATCCATTTGAACAGATACCAGAACAACCTACAAATGTTGTACCAATGAATCCTGTACCAATTGCAGAGGAACAGGAAGCTACATTTGAATTGGAACCTGATGGTGGGATCATGGTTGATTTTACAGGAACTGCCATTGAAATGGAAGCAGAAGCTCCCATTAAAGAATGGTATGCAAATATTGCAGAAAACTTAGATGACGAGACATTATCTGAAATTTCATCTACAGTTTATGATAGTTATGAAGCAGATAAAAATTCTAGACAAGAATGGGAATCTATGTTTGAACGTGGGTTCGATTTACTTGGTTTAAAGATACAGGAATCATCTGAACCATTTGAAGGTGCATGTAGTGCTGTACATCCACTTCTTGTTGAATCAGCCGTAAAGTTTCAAAGTAAAGCATCACAGGAGTTGTTTCCTTCTGGTGGTCCGGTGAAAGCACAGATACTTGGGAAATCAAATCCAGATCGTGAAAGACAAGCAAATAGAGTTCAGAACTTTATGAACTATCAGCTCACGGAACAGATGCCGGAATACTTTGATGAATTTGAAAAAATGTTATTTCATCTTCCATTAATAGGTTCTGCATTTAAAAAAATATATTATGATGCAAATCTAAAACGACCTGTATCTGAATTTGTACCTATTGACCAATTTTATGTTTCATACTATGCAAGTAATTTACGGAAAGCTGATAGATATACACATGTAATCTATCGTAGTCCAATTGATTTAGCAAAAGATATTCGTTCTGGTATATATTCTTATACAGATTTACCAACAGCAACAAATCCAGAACCAACAGCATTTGCATCCAAGATGGATACTATTTTAGGGTTCTCTCCTACATCAGATACAGATCCACAATATGTTTTATTAGAACAACATTGTTATCTGGAGATAGATGAACCTAATGCAGAAGAGGGAATAGCACTTCCCTATATTGTAACTATAGAAGAACAATCTAAAAATATTTTATGTATTCGTAGAAACTATCATCCTGATGATACGAATAAGGAAAAGTTAACTCACTTTGTCCATTATAGATTCGTACCAGGATTTGGTTTTTACGGCTTTGGCCTAATGCATTTCTTAGGAAACTTAACTATGAGTGCAACAGCAGCAATGAGAAGTCTCATTGATGCAGGTCAATTTGCAAACCTGCCGGGAGGGTTTAAGGCAAAAGGTGTTAGGATGGTTGGAGACAATGATCCTATATCTCCAGGTGAGTTTAAAGAAGTTGAATCTACAGGTATGGACTTGGCAAAGGCTATCGTTCCTCTCCCATATAAAGAGCCTTCCTCGACCTTGTTCCAGATGTTGGGTTTTATAACTCAAGCAGGTCAGAAGTTTGCCGACAGTACAGAACAAATTGTATCGGAAGCATCTTCTTACGGTCCTGTAGGTACAACGATGGCACTACTGGAAGCATCCAGTAAATTCTTCTCTGCAATTCATAAACGATTGCACAAAGCACAAAGAGATGAATTTAGGATCTTGGCTAGAATCGACTACGATTATCTACCAAATGAATATCCGTATGATGTGCCATTTGAAAGTCGGAATATATTTAAATCCGACTTTGATGGAAGAGTGGATGTGATCCCCGTCAGCGATCCAAATATTCCATCAAATGCTCATCGTCTTATGATTGCACAAATGGCTATGCAAATGGCACAGCAATCCCCTCCTGGCATGTTTAATCTGGAAGCACTAAGTAGAACAATTCTAAGTGCAGCCAACATGCCTAATTTGGAAGAGATCCTTCCACCCAAACAAAAGCCACAGCCACTTGATCCTGTATCAGATATTATGGCTGCAACAAAGGGAATGCCAATAGCTGCTTTCCCCGGACAGAATCATGATGCTCATATTCAGGTTAAAATGGCATTTCTTCAAGATCCTTTAAATGGAGCCAATCCAATTATGCAAAGAATTAAACCTGTATTGGAAGCTAATATTCAAGAACATATGATTCTAAAATATCAGGAGCAGATTAATGGACTTACAAAAACAGGAATGGAAGAAGTTGGACCACAGAATGCACAGATTGCAGAAGCAATAATGGCTGAAGCTGCACAACAAGTATTAAATGCTAATAAGGCTATGGGTATTGTGCAGTCTCCTGAACAGCAATTAGTGGCTCTGGAACAGAAAAAGGTTGAACTCCAACAGCAGAAATTACAAATAGATGCTGCTAGTAATACAGCAGAAGCTGCATTAGATGCACAGAAATTAAAATTAGAACAAGTAAAACTTCTAAAAGATGCTGCTGCTGAAGGACAGTCTGCTCTTATGAGAAAAGAAAAATCTGACCTTGACAGAGTAAGTAAAGAAACATTGAAATCACTTGAATTACTATCGAAGATGTCAGTAGAAGATCAGAAGATTGCAATGGCTGAAAAGGATTTAAGAGGTAGAATACTTGAAAGGGCTGCTGATATTGAAAAAGATAAAGATATTAAAGTAGCTGAATTAATGACTGAACTAGCTAAACAAAAAGAAGGAGAAGATAATGCCTAAATATGTAGGAGTACATTACCCTAATGATATAAAGGGAACGACAAATGGGTATCCAACTCATGTAAAGCCAGATGATCGTGGAGTTACAAAGAATGGATATCCAGAACATGTTGCCAACGGTGCTCGTGGTCTGTATGGTGATTGGACGAAACGATCCATTGATGATGGTGGAGCAGGTGCAGATCCTCAAAAGGGTGTCTTGAATGAACGGCCAGATTGGTCGTGGAAATACCCTAGATAAACTAAAAACATAAGGAGAATATAATTATGTGGACAACCCCCATTGTAAAAGAAATTTCTGTGGGATTGGAAATTAATTGTTATATGTGTGCAGAACTATAATCTTAAATGGAAATTTGGGATGAAGTTATAAAAGAGTATAACGAAGAATTAATTAAATTAAAAAATGTTATGTCGGGTGGGAATGCTGAAAGTTATTCCCACTATCGGCAACTTGTAGGACATATTCAAGGAATTGAATGGTCCAGAGAAATTTTTACAACAATTTTAAAACGTCGAATGTATGACGAAGAGGAGTAAATGCAACAGGTACATTTAGGT